AATATGTTGGAGCAGTTAACAATCAAGCAGATGCGCTATTTAAAAATTATCAAGAATTAAGTCGCAACGGTCTAGCGACCGGCATGCAAGATACATTTAAAAATCTTCAGGACATGGGCTATACCGCGGCTGAAATTGGCAAGATGGGCGATCTTCTACGCGAAAACGCAACCTTGCTGGCCAACTACGGCGGCACCGCATCGCAAGGCGCACAGCAATTGGCAACTGCTAGTAAAGAAATTCAGACCAGCGATTTAGGCTATCAATTCCAGCTGATGGGTATGACCGTTGATGATATCAACAAAGGCATGGCTGGTTATATGCGTGTTCGCCAAATGAGTGGCGATTTACAACGACAAAGCGCAGATCAAATTGCAGCCAGTGCTGCGGATTACATTTTACAGCAAGACAAGATAACCAAACTTACCGGCATATCAGCCGATCAGCAAAATGAAATTATTCAACGTGCCTTGTCTGAGCAAGGATTTGCTGCAACTCAAGCTGCTTTAAGACGCAGAGCAGCTGCCGGTGACGCTGCTGCCGGAGCCAAAGCTGATTACAATGAGCAGATGTTATCAGAAATTAAATCAAAATTTGGTGATGATGCTGCCAAAGGATTTCAGGCCTATGTAGTTGGTGGCATGAATAATCCCGACTATCAAAAATTCCAAAGAACTTTTGGCACAGCGGCTGATCAAATAAAAGCAGGATCAACCAACCAGGCTGCTACATTACAAACCATGGCGGACAACGCTAGAGAAACAGCGGCCAATACAGAAGTATATGCTCAGGCACAGATAGCAAACAAGTATTTTACCAATCAAGCAGATATACTACAAGGATCAGGTCAGTATATTAGGCAAACAGCTGAAGAAGCTGATAAAGCGGCCAGCGACTTGCAAAAAAGCCAACGTGCTGGCGCCGACGCTGATACCAAAAATCTAACTCAGATCAACATTAATCAGCGGAATCAAACTCAAGCTACTGATTTATTAATCAACAAAGGCATAGGTCCGGTTACAAGTAAAATGGCTGACCTGTCCAAAGGCATCGAAAGCGCAACCAATGTGTTGGGTAGATTAGGCGGAAGAACCGGGCGTATCGGCGGGCCAAGCAGTGGAGGCAGTACTGGTGGCGGTGGAGCTGCCGCAGGAGGAGCTCCGGTTGGGTCAGCTGTGTTATCAAGACAGCTCAGTGCCGCAGGTATTACAAATAGAACAGCACAGGCCAATATCCTAGCACAGATTCAAGCCGAATCTGGCGGAGTTGCTACCAAAGAGGAAAACTTAAATTATAGTCCTGAACGACTGTTGGCTGCTTTTCCAAATCAAGTGAAAACTATAGAACAGGCCAAAGCCATTGTGGCACAAGGTCCGGAAGCTATTGGTAACGTGATCTATGGTGGACGTATGGGCAATGCCAGCGATGAGGGATACAAATATCGCGGCCGCGGGTTGATACAGCTGACTGGTAAAGATAATTATGCTAGATTTAGTTCTCTAGTGGGTGTTGATTTGGTTAAGAACCCAGAGCTGGCTGCTGATCCTGCTATTGCGCAAAAAATTGCTGTGGCCTATTTTAAAGAAGCAGAAAAACGCGGCATTGATCTGCGCGACATTAACCAGGTGGGCAAGGCCGTGGGCTATCAAGATGCCAACGGTCAAGAAACTGCTCGCCGCGCTCAAATAGCACAAAATATTGAACCTGGCTTGGATAAACAAGCTGTTTCAGGTGGCATATTGTCGGGACCCAAGAGTGGGTATAACGCTATGCTACATGGAACAGAAGCTGTTATTCCTTTACCAGATGGCAAAACTATTCCAGTACAAATGTCCGGCGGTGGTGGCTCGCAAGAACAAATGCATTTACTTGCTATGGAATTGGAAAAATTAGAATCGTTAGTTCGTGTTGTTCAAAAAAATAACGATCTTACACATAGATTATTGCAAAAGCAGAGTTAATATATGGCCGATAAATGGATTGAAAATTTAAACAAACAAGCCGATCTTTATAATCAAGGCAAAATTGATCTTAATCAGTACAACGCTGCTGTCAAAGATGCTCGTGCTGAAATGGTTGGCTACGGCAAGCAATTAGAAGCAAGTACCGGGCAACTGAAAAAGAGTTTGTTAGGTCTTGGATCTTCTATGGTGGAAGGTAAACACGGAGCAAGTGTTTACAACGACTCAATCAAGTCTGCTGCCAATGTTATTGACTCTATTGCTAGTAAATTTGGATTCCTTGGAAAAGTTTTTGGCGAGGCTGTTACCGCTGGAGCAAAATATGTAGCCGCAGTCAATGATCAAGCAGATAAACTGTATGAAACCTATCAAGATATAAGTCGCACTGGTCTTGCTACAGGCATGAGTGGTATAATGACTGATTTACAAAACATGGGTTATACTATCCAGGAGCTCGGTAAATTTAGTACTTTATTAAAAGAAAATGCCGATGTCATGGCCAACTTTGGAGGCACAGCTGCCAACGGAGCTAAACAATTTGGACTTATATCAAGAGCTATCGAGGACGGTGATACCGGTACTGAACTCAAACGAATGGGCATGACAGTCGATGACATTAGTCAGGGCGAAGCTGGTTATATGCGCATTTTACAAATGTCGGGCGCACTACAAAAAATGACCAATGATCAGCTGGCAGTCGGAGCCGCTGACTATATTAAGGAACAAGATCGACTGACAAAATTAACAGGGCTGGCCGCAAAAGAGCAAAATAAAATTTACGAACAAGCACTGGCTGACCAAAGTTTTGGAGCAACACAAGCTGGGCTACTAAGAAGAGGCGAGCAAGAAAAATATAATAGAAATAAAGATTTGCTCTTGAGATTCTCAACAGAATTTGGTAAAGAAAACGGACCAGAATATAGCAAAGCCTTTGCTCTCTATGCTTCAGGAATGATGACTAGCGACGAAGCTAAAAAGTTCCAACTGTCTTTTCCGCAGGCTGCAAACGCTATCAAACAAGGCACAGCAACCGCAGATCAAATTATGAATTTAGCGCACCAAGATGCTAAAAATAATGTAACAAGATTGCAAGGTTTAGCACAAGCAGGTGCCGCAGAAAAGAAAATGTTGTCTTACAACGGTTTTGTTCAAGGAGCTCAATACGATCAAATAGATCGCGCCGAACAAAATAATGCTCAAGCCAAAAAAGAACAAAAAGATCAGCAAACAGGCACAGACAAACAAGTAAGTAGCATGGTTAAACTGACCACAGCACAACGTAATCAAACACAGGCCATGCAAAAATTAATTAATGATGGCATAGGACCTGTTACTGACAAACTCAAACTGTTTACCGGAGCAGTGGAAAAAATTACAGGTGCGGCCGGCGGTGTAGCCGGTAGAGAAGGTCAGATTGGCGGCGCCGGCAAAGGACCTCCACCAACTGCTCCCGGTGGTGTAACTCCAGACAAGGTAATCAGCTTCAGTGGTGGCACAGGAGACCTTGCGCACTTTAACCAATTACAACCAGCAGTTTATAACGGCTTTTTGGCTATGGCTAACGATTATTATCAGCAAAGCGGTAAAAAGCTACAAGTCAATTCTGCATTCAGAAGTATAGACGAACAAAAAAATGTAAACTCGGGTGCCAATCCAAAAGCTGCTCCAGGTAAGAGTCTGCACAATCAAGGCAAGGCAATTGACATCAACTCTAGTCAGGTGGCTGAACTGCTGTCCAACGGAATGTTGGGCAAATACGGTTTTAGTCCGCTGCCAGGCGATCCTCCGCATATCCAAATGCCACAAGCAGCCACCGGCGGCATACTGTCTGGTCCACAATCAGGCTACCGCGCCATGTTGCACGGCACCGAAGCGGTGGTTCCTATGGGTACCAAAAAAGCAATTACGGTTAATGAAAGCGGAAATTCAACAGAAAAACATCAACTTGAGATAATGAGCAAAAAAATTGCCACTATCGATGCCATTATTAGAGGCATGACTCGCAGTAATGAAAACAACACGCAGATTTTACGTCGCATGAGTTAACAAGCTAAATATACTACGATGGCAACTACAGACGGACGTAACGGGCGCAACGGTGGGTGGAGAAAGTATTTTAAACTCGCTGACGTAAACCAATTAGGACAATTAAGCCCTATATCAGGTAAAAACAATTTTGGACTTCCAGGATATGGCAGACCAGGATCAAACTACGAAAATGGCACTCCAAACGAGTTTGCCTTTCGTAACTACGCATCTAGACTTCCAGAAGTTTATTCCGGACATCCAAATCGCTTGGAACGTTATAATCAATATGAAAATATGGACTGTGATTCTGAAGTCAATGCTTGCTTAGACATTATTGCTGAGTTTTCAACACAGGCCAACGACAATAACGACACACCATTTGATATTCATTTCACAGATACTCCAACAGATCATGAAACGGAAATTATTAAGAAACAATTAATGCAATGGGTCAAGTTAAACAAACTTGATCAACGCATATTTAAACTATTCCGCAATACAATTAAGTACGGCGACCAAGTATTTGTTCGCGATCCAGAAACATTTGAACTATTCTGGATCGATATGATTAAAGTGGCACGTGTAATTGTTAACGAATCCGAAGGCAAACGTCCAGAACAATACATTATTCGTGACATTAATCCTAATTTTCAAAATTTATCCATGGCGGCCAAAACTACTAGTGACTACTATGTCAGCCGTGCCACTGGATCTGTTACTACAGGCAACAACTACAACGCACCAAACGGCGGAGCTGGTGGTGGCGCAGGTGGTGGTGTAGGTAACTCACGCTTTACACAAGCCATGAACGAGTCTTGTATTGACGCTAAACACGTAGTGCACTTGAGTTTAAACGAAGGTTTAGATTACTTTTGGCCATTTGGGCAGAGTATACTAGAAAACATTTACAAAGTCTACAAACAAAAAGAACTGCTAGAAGATTCAGTATTGATTTACCGTGTGCAACGTGCTCCAGAACGTCGCTTGTTTAAAATTGACGTGGGCAATATGCCAAGCCACATGGCCATGCAGTTTGTAGAACGTGTCAAAAACGAAATGCATCAACGTCGTATTCCTACCACAACAGGTGGCGGCGCCAACATGATGGATGCCAGCTACAATCCGCTGGCTGTAAACGAAGATTACTTCTTTCCACAAACAGCAGAAGGCCGCGGATCAAGTGTTGAAGTACTACCCGGCGGTCAAAATCTTGGCGAAATTGACGACTTAAAATACTTTAACAACAAAATGGCACGTGGTTTGCGTGTTCCATCTAGCTATTTGCCAACAGGTCCAGATGATTCTGGCGCTACAATGAACGATGGCAAAGTGGGCACAGCTCTTATACAAGAATATCGCTTTAACAAATACTGCGAGCGCCTGCAAAAATTAATTATGCAGAAGCTAGACGCAGAATTTAAGATGTTTATGCGCTGGAGAGGCTTTAACATTGATGCCGGCATCTTTAATATCAAGCTATGCGAACCACAAAACTTTGCTAGTTATCGTCAAACAGAATTAGATAACACACGTATACAGGCATTTAGTGCCATTGAGCCATTGCCATACATGAGCAAACGCTTTTTATTATCGCGTTATCTAGGCCTGAGCAAAGAAGAAATTCTTGAAAACGAGAAGTTATGGCTTGAAGAACGCGACAATCCAGAGTTTAATCCTACTGGAGGCGACCTACGTAGTGTCGGCGTAACACCAGGCGGTATGGAAGCTGATATTGCTCAAGGCGAGGAGTTTGGCGATTTAGGCGGAAGTGTACCCCCAGGTGGCGCCCCCGAAGGTGCTGCAGCTGGCCAAGGTGTTCCAACAGCAGGTACCACAGCACCTGGCTCTACTCCAGGCATTTAAACTAAATACAGTATGATCCTTAACGAATTATACGACCGTAGCCCAGCAAATTATCAAGATTTAGATCAAGATAATAGTCAAACCACGCTCAAAGACCTGCGCAAAACACGCTTAACTCTGCGTCAATTACGTAAATTACGTCAATTAAATGACGCAAGAGCGCAAGAATTTAAAGATAAACTCAAGTATGTGAAGCTACAATATGCTCCACCGCCACAACCTTTAGCTTAATTGCTACAGAATTCTTACAAAAACTACCAATTTTATATGTTAAAAGCACCTATATTATAATATAGGTGTAAATACAGCACGAGCCATTTTTAAGGAGAAATAAATGACATCTAAATTTGAACAATTGATCGAATACGTGATCAATGATGAAGAGGCGAAAGCCAAAGAATTATTCCATGACATCGTTGTTGAGAAATCCCGTGAAATTTACGAGAATCTCATGAACGAAGAAGAGGAAGAAGAGTCCATGGAAGAGTCCAAGGAAGAGGAAGAAGAGTCTATTGAAGAGTCTGCTGAAGAAGAGGAAGAGTCAATGGAAGAGTCAATGGAAGAAGAAGAAGAGTCCATTGAAGAAGATTTTGGTGGCGACGCTAGTGATGATTTAATCAAAGACGTGGACACAAAAGAAAAAGACGATGCTGATGCTGAGTTTGATGACGAAGCTGAAGAAGACGGCGAAGATTTCACCAAAGACATGGAAAAAGACCATGACGAAGAAGGTGATATTGAAGATCGTGTAGTTGATCTTGAAGACAAACTTGATGAATTGATGGCTGAATTTGAAGCTCTTATGGGCGACGAAGGCCATGAAGGACACGACATGATGGAACCAAACTCTGATGAAGTTGGCGGCGATGCTTTTGCCCAAGACGACACAGCTGATTTCCATGATACAGATGTTCCAATGACAGAAAATATCACCCTGGCAGCAGCACCAAAGCCAGAAACATCTGAGCCAAGTTTTGTTAATAAAAAGTCTACATACGCAGCTAACTCAGGTCAAGCAGGTATGGAAGGTCGCCCAGTTCGCAATACAGCAACTGAGGCTAACCCAGATGGCACAGCCGCTTACAAAGCCCCAACCAGCTATGCTGACAAAGGCCGCGGAGATTTGCCAGGCGCAGGTAAGTTTAAAAACGTCCCAGCAAAGGACGGCAGTAAATTAGAAGCCGCACCAAAGCCAAAGCACGGTGATAACGGTTCTAATAATCGTTCACCTTTACCAAGAGGTTAATCCATAGATATGGCTCGCAACACTTATCTTAAGGAACATCTAAGCTTCACTCAGGCGAGAGTAGAACTCTTGTCTGAGGAAGCCGCAGATGGTTCTGGTAAGACCCTTTACATGAAGGGCATTTGTATTGAAGGCGGAGTCCGCAATGCAAATGAGCGTGTATATCCTGTGAATGAAATCGCAAAAGCTGTAGATACCATCAACGAACAGATCAAAACAGGTCATTCTGTTTTGGGTGAAGTAGATCACCCAGATGATTTAAAGATCAATTTAGATCGCGTAAGTCATATGATTGAAAATATGTGGATGGATGGTCCATGCGGCTACGGTAAACTCAAGATACTACCTACACCAATGGGTCAACTAGTGAAAACTATGTTGGACAGTGGTGTTAAACTAGGTGTTAGTAGTCGTGGATCAGGTAATGTAAACGACGCTAATGGACACGTCAGTGACTTTGAAATAGTCACTGTTGATGTAGTTGCTCAGCCCAGTGCTCCAAACGCATATCCAACCGCAATTTACGAAGGCCTGTTAAACCATGCCGGCGGACAACGCTTATTGAATATGTTTAAGGACCCAGCTAAGAGTAACAAAGCACAGAGATACGTCACAAACGAAGTATTACGTTTGATACGTGGTCTCAAGATTGAAGGGAAATAAAATGCTAGACGCACTAAATCCGTTATTAGATAGCGAGCTGGTTACCGAGGAAGCAAAGCAAGAAATCAATGAAGCTTGGGAAGCCAAGTTAGTTGAAGCCAAGGAACAAGCACGTGCAGAACTCCGCGAAGAGTTTGCACAACGTTATGAGCATGACAAACAAGTGATGGTCGAAGCCCTTGATCGTATGGTAACAGAAAGTCTCATCGCAGAAGTTGAGCAAGTACGTGCTGAAAAGCAGGCACTTGCTGAAGATCGCGTTCGGTTTCAAAAGACAATGAAAGAATCTGCCAATAAGTTTAACAACTTTATGGTATCTAAATTGGCTGAAGAAATTGGCGAGTTGCGTAAAGACCGCAAAACACATAACGAAGGCCTCCAGAAATTGGAAGGTTTCATCGTTCATGCGTTGGCACGTGAAATCCAAGAATTTGCCGCTGACAAGCGCGATGTAGTAGAAACCAAAGTTCGCTTAGTTTCTAATGCTCGTCATCAGTTAGAATCCTTGAAGAGCCGTTTCGTAAAAGAATCTGCTTCTAAGATGACACAAGTTGTTGCTAAACATCTCAAGGCTGAATTAAGTAGTCTTAAAGAAGACATCCAAGTTGCTCGCGAGAACAATTTTGGCCGTCGTATTTTTGAAGCATACAGCGCAGAATTCGGTGCTACTCATTTAAATGAAAAAGCAGAAGTCCGTAAGTTGCACAATGTAATTGCTCAGAAAGATCAAAAGATTGCTGAAGCCATCAAATTCGCCAAGAAAGCAACTGTCTTGGTTGAATCCAAAGAACGTGAAGTACGTATTCTCAAAGAATCCAATCAGCGTCAAGCTACATTGGACGAACTGTTAAGTCCTTTAAACGAGGAAAAGGCAGAAATTATGCGTAATTTACTCGAAAGCGTTCAGACACCACGTTTGAAAAACGCATTCGAAAAGTATCTTCCAGCTGTTTTGGAAAATCGTTCCGTAAAAGCTAATAAACAAGTAATTACAGAATCATTGTCCGAGGTAACTGGCGATAAATCTGCCCGTGTCCAAGAGCAAGATGACAACAGCGAAAGCAATGTTATCGATCTTAAGCGTTTGGCAGGGCTGTAAAAAAGAAATTAGAAAAAGGAGACTTAAATGTCACAAGATTTATTAGAAAGCCGTTGGGGCGATACCAAGGATGCGTTGTTAGAAGGCCTGTCTGGCTCCAAGCGCAATTCGATGAGTGTTATCCTCGAAAACACACGTAAGTACTTGAAAGAGAACGCAACAGCAGGTTCAACAGCTAGTGGTAATATTGCTACTTTGAATCGTGTTATTCTCCCAGTGATTCGACGTGTAATGCCAACCGTTATCGCTAACGAGTTGGTTGGTGTACAGCCAATGACTGGCCCAGTATCCCAAATCCACACATTACGTGTACGTTATGCTCAGTCTTTACAAGACAACAGTTTAGCACAAACATCTGTAACAGCTGGTCAAGAAGCGTTGAGCCCATTCACCATTGCTACAGCATATTCCACAGTTCCACAACTTACTGGTACAGCTACTGGCTACACTGGTAACAATACAGCAACTATGGAAGG